ACGTAAAGTAGTCATGACGCCACGCAGCACGACGAAGTTCATCCGCTTCACCAATACCGTAATTACTCGTATTATCACCGGGAACAAGTGGAACAAAGTATTTTCCCTGCAAATCCTGAGCCCTGTAATATTCATCAAAAATCAGGCGATACGCAGCCATCGGAAACGGAGAAACATTAATTGGATCGGCCGAATTGGCTTCTGTGGGATAGCCCAGATAATCCTGCAAACTACGTATTGCATAGTTGTCACCAGTAGGAATATTAACATAAGGCGCTTCAACATCTGGAGTATTACCCGAAATCCATTCCGCCCACTCAGGCCAAAGGATACGATTAGGCACAAAAAAGAAGTGCGTGGATACACGAACCTTATGCATGACAGGCGCAATCAAAGGCGCAAAACGCAACATCGTTTGGGGCTGAATTACAAACTTATCGCCCGGGTAAACCTCCATACAACAGGTAGGTACAATTTCACCCATATCAAACGACATTTTAACGTCGTGTGAAAGATCAAAACGATTACTCTGCACTTTAGGCAAAAGAATCGAATTAAAAAGATTTTTACTCATGATCAAATGAATAATAAAGTGAAGAAAAAAAGATGATACTACAAACGAATGCCACCACGGGCAACAAGATACCCACGATTGAAACGAGTAGAACGACGACGGCCACGACGGCCACCGCGAAAGGAAGAACGCTTACGAAAACGCATAGTACAAAAGTTTAAAAAACGAAAAAATCAACGATAATGACGACGACGAAAATACTTCATATAAAGCCCCTTACTACGACGACGGTAACCCAAACGTAATTTAAGAGACTTACGAAAAAGACGGAGACCATAATTGCGAGACATAAAAAAGAATTTATCATTCAAACCAATCATTCAAAAGACCCTGTAACCAGCGGAAAACAAGAGGATCGGAAGGTGTCATATTACGTTTAGAAAGTTCAACATCAAGATTCTTGACAATACCTTCTTTGCGAAGATTATTAATCTGTTCCTTAGTACGAGACATTTCCAACCTAATACGCTTAATATCCTGTTCAGTATGTGTACGCTGCAAACGAGCAGTCATACGCTGTTCATACATGTTCTGCATACGAGACAAAGCCTCGGAGACAGAAGTAGAGGACTGTATAGCCTCACGAGCATCCTTACGTGTAGAAAGATCAATATTCGTCTTTAATTGACGCAAACTCTCACGGGCAGCATCCGCCGAAACAGTACGAAGTTCTTTCGCAAGGTCAAGATCAAATTCAGTGCGTTCACCGGCAGCAGCAGTAGCAGAGGCTTGAACAGATTTTAAAAGCGCCTCCTGAAAGAGAACCGTATTCTGTGCCTTAAGGTTGTCCACCTGAGCGTTCTTAATGTCCATATCATAAATTTGTGACAAAGACGACAGGGATCCCCCGACAGCATTACCAAACTCAGGATTCCTAAATTCAGGCATTTTCACGTCGGGGGTCTGAATCTGCGAAGCATTGCCGGGGTTACCTTGTGAGTAAATAAGGTTTTTATTCAAGCCGGCAGCCTCAAAACGGCGCATCTGCTCCTGAGGGGAATCATACGTATTCTGTAAATTCCAAAAGTGCAAAGCATCTGCACGCTGACGTTTATACATATCAACCGCAAATTCGCGAGAAAGCCTATTCTGACGTGCTTGTCCAAACGAATTAAACAAACCACCTAATGCAGAAGCACCCGCAGCAACAACGGGAATTAAAGGAAAAGGCATACGCTACTTTTTAGAGGATGAAGAATCATATGTGTTGCGTAAAGTAGAACCAAGATCATACGCAAAAAGAAAAAGATGATTGGGGTGAAACACCTGAAGTTGAACGTCAACAAGAGATTCACCGCCTAAAGGATCAGGTTCGGCAAAAAGAGAACGAGAACACTGTATCTTATGACGAGCACAAACATCATGAACAATACGAAGATCAGACTCTTTAAACGGAACCGTAAGAGTAATAATTGAAGAAACATTAGACTTTGCCATAAAAAAGATTTAAAGTGTGAAAAAAAATATGCCGGTTAGACATCGAAGAAATGAATCCACCCACTGACCGGCATTGCAACGAATAGACCCAAGCAGCATGTCAAAGAACTCCACAAAGATAAACGAATAATATCGACACTTGCAAGCAGTGTCAATTAGCCATTATACATCAAGGGAATAATGGCTGATTACGAAGTTACCTAACTCGCTCGCTCGTAGACTTCGTCGCCTCTTTGCCGGCGGGGCAAACCGTCGTAACACGTACAAATTTTTGCTTTTACATATGTCGGTAAACCTAATATTTGTACGGCAAAGAATTTGCACGTGTTCCACCGGTCAAAACATAGCGTAAAGCACTCTAAAACTTTAACATAAGTTTAACTAAAATGCCCTGAGCGAATTACTTCACCCAGGGCATGAAACTACAAAACAACCAATCTAATCTACTACTTCTGGAGAAACATCGGGAACAGGATCGGGAGCAGGCTTCGACAAATCACGAACAGCCTTTTGGATACTCCTCTTCATCTCACGCGTATGTTCAAGGCGCTCAACAGTATCCATACGCTCCCAGTCATCCGGGACAAGTGTATCCTCCGTGTAAACAGGAGTAAAAGCCTCAACAGAACCACCCGAAACATAACGCTTTATCATCTCCTGTAAGGAGAGAGCTTGGTCGGGAATAGTAAGGGAAGGAAGGTAATTTACTTCACCAACGGCGATAACGCCTTCTTGGCACAAACGGTAAAAATTACCGTGGTTAACCATGATCATATCTTTCATATCTTATCACGTTTTTGATTGTTAGAAGAATAGTGAGAACGATAACGAGCATACTTCCTTGTTTCCTTATACTGCTCAAACGTAATACGTTCATCTGGAAACATTATCTGATATGTACGAAAGTCGTCGCTCTCTTGTTTAGAAATAGCAGTTTGAACGATACCAACTTGCTGAGTTAATTCCGCTTCGCTATAAATCTTATTTCGATAATAACGAGGCATTGAAACCTTATGCCCAGACAACTTAGTAACATACAACTTATCAATATGCGCCTTATGGTAGCGCTTAACCTCGTCACTTAAGTACGACGAACCCAAACCTTTAGACATTAACGAAAATTCGGGCAAACGATCATCACGAGAGTGTTGAACACGAAAAGTGTTCTTATCAATGTACTTCAAAGTATAAGCGATAGAATCACTGCTAACTTGCCCAACATGAACACCACCAAGAGGACTGCCTTCTAACGACCATGCATCAAAAAACATCTGACGGTCAGGAACATTGAAAATAATCGCATGATAGTGCGGACGTTTAGTCTGTGAACCATATTCACCCGCCAAATAATACTTAATTTTTGACTGGGGAACCAATTTTCGCAAACGCTTAAAATACTTTTGAACGTCAGACTTACTCAAAGTCATAAAACCATTTTCAGTAATCGGTACATAACGAGTATCATAGGTCAGAGTAACAAAATACGCGGACGAACTGACTTTATCTTCCTGCAACAAACGAAAAACCCATTGGTTTACACGTCGAGCCTTACAAACAGGACACCTACCGCAAGGAACAGGTATCTTTTCAGTAGCCCATTTAGCAGGAAGAACGTAATAAGGAGTATCGCAGTTCATCAAATAGACGGTATACCGTAACGCGGCAATTTACGAATACACCCAATGTTGTTAAAAATATGGGCGTAGATGTGCGAAGTGTCAACGTCAGTAACAGCAAAAATCCGAAGGGACGGATTACATTCAATAAAGGACTCATTCAAAGCGGGGGGAGTAGTAAAAATACGGCCAAGGTGCCAAAAAGAAAGATTCTCACGCATATCACCGGCAACACGGGAGTTAAGAAACTTACACTCGGCGTACCGGGGAACATAACCAAAAGTGCCGTCGGGGTCCGGGCTGCCGATATAAATCTCCTTATTTGTAACAGCCTGTTCACCCAAATTAGCAAAAGTAGGCCATGCATAATCTAACGGATCAAAACGAGTTAAAGAACGGTGTATACCTTGCTGGTAAGCGGTCTCAGGACGAACAATAACAA